AGCGCTATGATCTTAGAATGAAGCTGTTTGCTGGTATCATTAATTCCGAGCTTAACCTATGACTTTTGCAAGAGGTCTAATGTACATGCTTTCACTGGCTTAAATGAAGCGCTAGATATGGAAGTGGAACAGCAGACCATGATGGCAAAGACCGATGATTTTACCGAAGGTGTCACGGCCTTTATAGAAAAGCGTAAGCCCGTTTATCAAGGTAAATAGACTTTCTTAAAGTTAAACCCAAAAACCCGACCACATTGAGTGATCGGGTTTTTAATATTTGGTGGAGATTGTGGAAACAAAAATATTCATATAAGTAACTGTTTTTATTAAATATATTATTTGTAACTGTCTGCAAATTCTACCTAGACAGCTAGGCGGTTCAATCGTTCACGACTTCGATTGACCGCTGTATGCAATGCGTTTTTGGGTGATTGTGACTATCGTATTGGTTCAACTGTCTTTAATTACCGTCTTTATTTGGTATCTTATAAGCATCACAACTAGGCTGATATCCATTGTCACAAGATTTGCTATACCACTCTTGTGATTTGATTTTATCTTGCTTCACACCTCTGCCCTCAAAGTACATTAAGCCTAGACTATTTTGAGCTAAAGCATCTCCTTGATTAGCAGCCTTTAAGTACCATTGAGCTGCTTTTACGTCATCCTTACTAACGCCAGCACCTTTTTCGTATATATCACCGATATTATTTTGAGCTCCAGCATCTCCTTGGTTCGCAGCTTTTAAATACCAAGCCATTGCCTGATCATAATCTTGACTAACACCTTTACCGTTATGATACATCCATCCAAGGTTATACTGTGCGTCAGCATATCCTTGATTCGCCGCTAATTGATATAATTCAGCCGCCTTCTGATAATCCTGACTTACGCCTTCGCCGTGAGCGTACATATACCCAAGGTTAAACTGTGCCTGAGCATGTCCTTGGTTGGCAGCCAGTTGGTACCACTCAACCGCCTTCTGATAATCCTGACGTACGCCTTCGCCATTGAAGTACATATACCCAAGTTCATACTGTGCGTAAGCATCTCCTTGGTTGGCAGCCAGTTGGTACCACTCAGCCGCTTTCTGGTAGTCTTGACTTACACCTACGCCACCGTAGAAGTACATGATGGCAAGTTCGAGTTGTGCGCTAGCATCTCCTTGGTTGGCTAGTCGTTGAGTATCATCAAAATCTGACGCCATTACTGATACAGATAGTAGTGCTGCGAATAAAGAAAGAGATAATTTACTTATCAATTTACTCATCAAAGAAGACTTGCGAAACGTCATATTACTTCTCAGTATATAATTTTCTATGAATTTTTTTATTATCTTAAGACAAAAGTTTGTAAATGAGAAGTGGCCTTGTCACATTGCCGTTTTGTCATAGACTATTAGGTTTTTTAGCGTCCACCGTTTGAATAATAACTTCGACTGGTTGCACGTGTGTACAACAAGCATGAGCCATGCGATTGAGCCAGCTACCAAGTAAAGCGTTAGCATCTATGAAACACATGCTGAATGTACATGCTTTCACTGGCCTAAATGAAGCGCTAGATATGGAAGTGGAACAGCAGACCATGATGGCAAAGACCGATGACTTTACCGAAGGTGTCACCGCTTTTATAGAAAAGCGTAAGCCCGTTTATCAAGGTAAATAGACTTTCTTAAAATTAGACAAAAAAAACCGACCACATTGAGTGATCGGTTTTTTAATATTTGGTGGAGATGGCGGAAACTAAACTATAAGCACAAACTATTGATTTATATAAGTATATAAAATTAAAAATAAGACAATACCAACCATAATACCAACAATCGTTTTTCGTTAAAAAACACCTCCAACCCTATCGCATCAGCTCAATAATATTTTGTAATTGATTATGATATCTCTACTTGCTTAGAAACTCATGGTTACTTAACCAAGCACATTAAGCCCCATCTAATAGCTTGTCGTAGCTTATAGGTGTGTATTGATATTGCTCAAACCCCACTAATCGGTTAAAGTTGAGTAAAACATTCTAAGTTCTTAAGGCAATTTATATGGATAACTATAAATTTATGGCTATTTCACTATTTTTCTTTGCCTTATCAGCCAATGCTGAAGTTAAAACGATTGATAATCCTTTTCAAAGCAATACCGCCTTAAAAGAGTCTGTCGAATTTGATCACCCGCTATTCGCTAAAGGTGCTGGTGGTTCACAGTGCAAAGGACTTCCGCGCACCTGTGGTGAAATGGTGAGCTGCGAGCAAGCCAAGCAAGCGCTTAAGTGTGGTAACACTCGATTAGACCGAGACAAGGACGGTGTACCATGCGAAACAATTTGTCCAGGTGGCTAATTGGCGCTGCTGTATTGTCCTTAGTTGCCTGCACTCCTTCCCAAGATAGAAGTTACGCTAGTAAGTTCGTTTCTGGTAATGCTGTGGTGCATGAGGTGTTTTGGGGCGTTGATCATAAGACGCCTTACCCTTTCACTACGTCAGGCGAGATATTGTGTGTCTATTACCCTGATTTTGGCATTGAGGTGTATTTTGAACCTGCAGGCTATAGTAAAGACTCATCTATCGGTACACCGCTCAATAAGGCCGCTGCTAAGGCTTTGAAGCGCGATGGTATGAAGCCGAATGTGCCTTATAGTATTAAGGAAGGTGCTGACTTGAGTGAGGCTGTAGAGGTTGGCTTGGGCTTATGCAGTAATTAAATGAGAACCATTTAAGTTATAAAATAGCTATTGTAAATTATTTCTAATACTATATTTTTTTAGGAGAAACCCTTGAGTAAACTAAATAACCAGCCTGAACGATCCGTAGGATTTATGGTAGATGGAAAGATAATCAATGAACTCTCCAAACAAGTTTCTAGTCACCTATTCGCTTTAGGTGAGTTGATGAAAAATAGTTACGATGCTAGGGCCACCAAGATCAATATCAAATTCGATAAGAAAGAAAGGTTACTGGTTATAGATGACAATGGAACTGGGATATCTAGCAATGATTTTTCTTCTTTACTTCATATCGCTAAAAGTAATAAAGAGTACGGTCAACAATTTAGTTTTAATAAAAACAAAGAAACTATTACCCGATATACTCAGGGTTCAAAAGGCTTAGGCTTATTCTGTGCATTTAAATTTGGCAACTTAGTTGTTTGGGATACTAATTTTAAAAACGTCTCCTCTAAACTCATAGTCAACAAAACTGAAGTAATAGAGCAAGCCGACATCTCTAGAATTTCACTCCCTATCAATGAAGGGAGTCGCGATAAGGCTGGAACTACTATTACCATAAGTATTGACCCGGATGATAAAGAGATAAACTATATTTATGAATTTTTTAAAGATACTAAAAACTCACGGAAAATCACAAGGTATTTTTTTGGAAAGGATATTGAAATTACAATAAACCTAGTAGATGAAGATGGTAACATCGAAAGAGGGTTTCCTCAAAAAACTCAACCTAAAGAAGTTTTAAATAATGAGTATTTAGAAAGTAAAGTTTTTGATATTTTTTATAACTCGGAAAGTAATGAGATTACTTATAGATACATCGATGGCCGTACTAAAAAAGTTAGCTATAAATTAAAGAACGCTCTCGAAGGCTTTACTATTAATTTACATATTAATGCATATAGTCTTAAATCAGGAGGAGTAAAAAAGATAAGTAATATTTTTCATAACAACAGGAATGAACTTTCCCCTTTAGTTTATATCAATGGCGTTATGTTTAATAACGACCAATTTTTTGATCCATCTATAACTAGAAAAATCAGTAGCAGTCAAACTTTACCACAACTTACTGGTTTTATACAGGTTATATGTACTAATAATCAGCTTCAATTTAACAACGAAAGAACAGACCTCATTAAAAACTCTTATAATGAAGCCATTAGAGAAAATATTAATGACTTAAATAAAGAAATTCAATCGCATGGTAAGAGTATAATTAAAGAATTTGGACCAAGTAACCTGCCTCCAGGCCAGATTGCGCCATTAGAACCCCTTACCCCTGCACCTGCACCTGCACCTGCACCTGCACCTGCACCTGCACCTGCACCTGCACCTGCACCTGCACCTGCACCTGCACCTGCAAATGATTCAACTAATCCAGATGTAAAGCCTATTATCAATGCCGAACCTGTTGTAAGCATGAAGCCTTATATAAACTTAAGCGTAAATAAAGACGTAATACGTTTTGATGAAGAGTCAAATGCAGTGTGCCTTTACGATTATTTGGAAGAAGCAAAAGACAGTAAAGGCAATGATGTACCTATAGATAAGATCTCTATTTCAATTAATGGCAAAGTAGTCAGTAACAAATATATTGAGTCTGTTGATTCTACTCGAAATCTAAAAGTAAAGTTTAGCTTTACTGATGAATTTGAACTTAACTATGATAACAACCCACTTAAAGTTAGTAAGTCTCTAAGTATAGATTTTATAAAAAAGAACAAAAGCTTTGGTACTGTTAGCGAAAGTTCAGAACCATTAATTACCTCTATTGGCGATCCTGGCTACAGGATTACGCTAAAGGGAGTAAGTAAGTTAATCTCTCAAATTAATTCTCTTGCAGAAAACTATGAAGAATATGATATGTGTATTGCTGCTTCAATTCGGATAGTGTTTGACTTAACTACCTATATCTACCAACAATTTACCGAAAAAACCTTTTCCAACAACAGTTTAGAGGTGCAAGTTAAAGAGATAATCGAGCATATAATAAGTAATAACCGGCATTACTCTAAAGTCTCAAGTCTAATAGGGCCGAGACACAGGATAGCAAAAAATATATTTGTCCCTGGACTTTTTGAGCAAAGAGTGACACTATCGAATTTGGGATCGCATACAGGGTCAGTTCATATGTCAAAAGAAGATATCAGAGATATTGCAAAATATGCAGGCTATTATGCTCAAATTGTTGATGCACACCTTAAGGTGGAAGGGCTTATAGATCAATGACAGATATTTCATTCAGTAGGTACAGAAAAAATGATATTCATGGAGTCAGCTTATATCCTGCCACCATGATTGCTCCTGTCCAACACATAATAATGGAAAAAATTTTTAGTGAAGATAATATAGGTTCTGTTTATGACCCATATCATGGTTCAGGGACTGCATTGTTTGAAGCAGCTAAGCTGAATGAGGACTGTAATATTATTGGTTGTGATATTAACCCTTTAGCTAACTTAATGACCTATATTAAATTGAAGGGCGTAACAAAAAAGATAGAAGACGACATTCAGCTTCTTTATAGGTTTATTGACGAAGCCCCCAGCTATGACTTTGAATTCCCTAATATTAACAAATGGTTTAAACCCGATATAATCTACTCTCTAAAAAAAATAAAATGGGCGATTGGCAAAATACCTAGTAAACGTAATCGTTCATTTTTTTGGATAGTATTCTCAAATATTGTCAGACGTTATAGCAATACTAGGTCTTCAACCTACAAATTACATATTAGGAAAATATTTGACATTGATAGCCTCAATGATAATGTTATTCGCGATTTTAAGTCGCAAGTAGATAAAGGCTATTCAAAGTTTAATTTAAAAATAAAGAATGTCACTCTACTAAAGGGTGATGTGCTAGAAATGTCAAAGAAAATAGCTGATAGAAGCATTGACTTAACTATTACTTCACCGCCTTACGGAGATAATAAAACAACTGTTCCTTATGGAGAGTTCTCTTCGTTAGCTTTGTTTTGGATAGATCAGAAAGACCTTGAGCTCGAAGGATGGGAGTTAGAAAATTACTCAAAAATTGATAGGATGAGTTTAGGGGGAAGAAAGCGTTACGACATTACAGAATATGGTAGGGGTTTACTAGATCCTTACTTAGCCCAAATCTCATCTGAGAAACAAAGAAAGGTTATCAATTTTTTTGCAGACTACTTTATTTCTCTAGATGATATATGTAGAGTAACTGATAAATATATTGTTATGACGCTCGGTAATCGTACAGTTGATCGAGTAAATATCAATCTAACAGAAATTACTTCCAAATATCTAGAGCATCATAGTTTTAAGCTTATTAATACTTTGAGTAGGGATATTCCTATTAAGCGCATACCTAAAATCATATCATCGGTTGATAATCAATCCGTGTCTTCGATGAACGAAGAGTTTGTTATTATTCATTCTCGCTTATAACATTTACATATAGTCAATCCTAAATAAAACAGATACATTATATATCAACGTGGAACTGGTCTAAATTCTCCTTGCGTGCTGTGCCTAAGCAGACAGAGGCTGCGAAAAATTTATCCCAGTCCTACTGTGTCGTTTTTATACTGAATTCACTATATAATAGATATGTAAGCCAAAAAACCTACCCCACGGTGGGTTTTTTAATGCCTTTCAACCAACCAAAACCTAACCAGTACAAGTCTTTTTAGACTGACTAATCTTGCCATTCTTACAAACGAATTTACCATCTTTGCAGTGCGATACACCGCCCATGCTTTTAGAGCAAGGATAGTTGCGAGCATTCGCTTCCATCATTGGCGCCATCATAAACATAGAAATAAGAATTGCTGACCAAAGCTTCATAGGCTACCACCTAAATAATAGAATAGTTTAAGTTTGAACCATAGCACTGCAAATAACCGCAATCAACAACAATTTGACTTATGTTCAGCAGATTTTCTAGCTAAGTTGCTGGCAAGAATAGGGCTCGTCATTATGACTAACCCCTATAAATCCTACACTGTCCAACTTTGGGCAGTGAATCAACTAGCCACCCCTGCTCAACTTTGAGCAAGCCTCTTCACTTCCACACAATGTGGAAGTTAAAAAAAGGGGTGTCGTAATTATGACGACACCCCCTAGATTATTCATTCGCCAGTAGTGACTGGATGACCTTACTAGCAGGGGTCCCCTATTTTTTAGGAGACTCTTGTTGATTAGCAAATCCCCCCATAGTGGATGTGAAAAACACATGTATAGCGTATCGTTATAATCATGACACTCCTAGATCGTCCAATCCCCAGTGGGGAGTGAACAAAGCATAGGTGCAAGGGTATGCTATTTTTTAGCATACCCTTAACTTCCGTCGTTGGCGGAAGTTGAATAACGCTACCGCCGATGAAGGAAACGTCTATATAAAGATACCCTCAAGTTTGAGGACATCTAAATAGATGCATCCAAATTTGGATGTATCTCGTCAGCGCCTTTTTTACGTCCCCAATGAGGGTTTTTTGTGCTATAAGTTTGGGTGTACCAGATGGTACGCCCTAGGAGTGTACTATTTCTTAGGAGACCCTATGCACCAACTTCCTCAGTTTGAGGATGTCGTTTATCCAACCTCAAACTGAGGATGGGCCCATGTATTCCGCACTTCAAATGCGGAATCTTGATTATAAAGGTGTTGAAGGTCGTATCAGTGTTAGTGTTAACGCGTAACGCATTACCCCTGCCCAAAGTTGGGCAGGGTCTTATAACTGCTCAGCACATTCATTTTTAATAACCCAAGGGTCGGATTTGAAATCCGACCCTTGGGTGTTAAGTTTTTCACACCCTAAATATGCGCTATTAGATATGCCCAAGTTTGGGCATATCTATCAAATTTTAGGCACAAAAAAACGCCCACCTATAATAGGTGGGCTTGAAATGAAGTATGTATTAGTAAGGATCAGCACTACTATCTCGTGACAGTCTTAGTTTTTCTAAAATAACTATCGATAATACTGTCGTTATTTTGGGGTTAAATTGAACCTAACGCATCCGGCAAGTCTTCGTTGACCAGCTTTGCCAGCAAGCTTAATAATTTACGCGGGTCGCCAGACTCCCACATACCAATGATGGTTTCGTCAAAATCTGTACCAGTATGGTTTGGCTTTAAGCGCAATGTAAAGGACACGCTATAAACCTTGCCATCACGCTCACCAATCTGTAGCGAGCCAGCCACAAACTGACAGACGTAAGTAGTCATCTCCACATCATCAACCATCAAACGCCATAAAAAAGGGCGCGGGTTTTTTTGATGGCTGTTCCAAAACGCCCAAAAGTACTGCTGCTTGATTTTTTCATCAAGCATGACCGATGGCGTGACAGTGTGTACGTTGTTGACAAACTGCATGCGCTGACGAGCGAAACCGCCCATTAATTCTTGCTCTAACAAATTGTTAGCGACGTTTGGCGTGTACCCCCTTTGCAGTGGGCATAGCGCAAAATTATTCATAAGCGATTAACGCCTCCGATGGCATCCAAATGCGCGGTTGTGGTTTTAAAGCTTTAGAAGCTCATTTCTATGTATTTCAAACACTTTTTCTATGTGGCCTATATGAACCTCATTATCCGTACTTACATTATCAGACTCTATTTTCAAAGCTTCGAGTTTTAGAGCCGCCTCTGTAGCGTTGTGACTTTCCATATAGTCATCTAGATTAATAATACCTTTTTCAATTAAATGCTTAGCAAGCGCAAATACTAAGTGGCAGCCAGCCACACTATGGCTGGCTATATGGAAGGTTATTGGTTCTATTGCACTGTTTACAATTTCTTCATTAGTGTTCACAACTACCTCTATTAGTGTGGTCGGTCGCTACATTCGCGATTTTAGATGCGGTTTTAGGGTCAGTCTTATAACCATGCTTTCATTTTGGTGGTGCCATGCTTATCTTCGGCGCCCACCTCGTACGTTACGATCAACCATTTTAGAAGAATGGCTATTAGGATTGTTCAGTTCAGCGAAGCCGCGTTTAACTTCGTTACGAACGTCTGTGATGGTGATTGTTCTTCCACCATCGCTAGATTCGACTCTTGAGCTTGAATTGTTAATGATATTAACTTGCACGGCGCTACCGGCATTACCGATGGAACTGCTATTGTTCATAAACTTGGTTAAGTCTGAGTTTTGATTGGGTGACAATACGCGCTCGCCTTTATCCAGCAAGTAAGTGGATTCTTTAGGCACGTAATCAAGCCCACCATGAGCGATACCTGACACGCTTGGTGCTGACATACCTTGAATACCTGCTGCACTCGCTACCTGCATAGCACTAGCTGCAATCGCCATAGGCATAGCAAGATACGGCCCGACTAATGGAATTGCCGATATCGCATTGAATGTGTTTGAATATGTTTCCTCAATATTCATCAATGCTTTTTGCACAGCAAATGCTTTTTCCATCGCAAATGCTGCTTTGTGCATCTTTGAGTTTTCCCCAAAGAACATAGCAGCTGCGCCTGTCATGCTACTGAACGCCATTTCTTGAATTGCGATTCGAGCATCTCCCAACTGCTTATCCAACTCTTTTTTCTTAACTGAATGCTCTTCCTCCATCAGCAACATTTTATTTAAATGCTCCTGTTCCGCTTCCTGCAGCAACTTATTACGTTGAGTGGCATCAAACACAGGATCGCCAGTACTGAGGTCCAAGGCGTTTATCTCGCCTTTACGACTTCCATACATCTGATCCACAGTCTCCTGACTGGTCTTATAATCTTTTTCGAGCTTCCATTTTTGATACAGGTCTGGTCGCATTGTTTGTTCAGCACGCAGATCTTCTGCAGCGCTTGCAGCTTGACCACCGCTCATGTTTATTACATTTGAAAGGTTGTTTGCCGCTAAACCCTGCGCCCTAGCTTTTGCACCAGCTGCCCATCTAAAGTTATCTAAATCTTCTTGATAAGCTGCCTTTTGCAAGTCAATAAGCATCTGTCTTGTTGGGTCGCCCTCAACGAACTCGGTTTTAATTCGCTCTATTTTCTTATTGTGATCATACGTTAGACGTTCTTCGTCCTTCATATAGCTTTCAAGTATTGATTTGGCTGTGGCCGTGCGCTTTTCGTCATATTCAGCTTTTGCGCGATTCAATAGATCTGTGCGCTCAATAGAACCCTCGGCATATAACGACTCAATCTCAGTGATATCAGCGACATAATCTCGGTCTAGTTTTTCGCGTGCAGTGGCATACTTGACTTGTACTGATTGCTGACGCTTTAAGGTGTCTTCTTGCAGTTTTTGCGCGTCTTGCGCTTGCTTGGTTACTGTGTCGTAGACCAGCTTGCTTGTGTCGGTTGTTGCTGACTTCATGTAAGCAAGTACGTTTTGCGTGTACTGCTTTGTTTGCCCGATACCTGTTTTCTTATCTCTAGCCCAACGGTCAGATAGAATTAAGGTCATTGGGTTTTTATCTACATTGCCTTCGCCTGTGTTATACGCCGCGATGGTTTTAGCCAAATCCCCATTGAAGTGCTTGTATAGATAACTTAGATACTTGGCAGCACCCTCTGTTGCTTGCTCCATGTTGTAGGCGTTATCCACCTTAAAACGCTCAGCAGTAGCATCGATAAGCTGAAAGCCGCCTTTTGCTTTGCCATACTTGGTCATAGGACCTGTGGCTCTTGGTCCAGTGGTATGACCCTGAGTTTCCTGCATATGTATGCCGGTCATCAGACCTTGCGGCAATCCATACTGAGCCTCATAATTTGCAAAGCCGTAATTTTGAGCGTTCTGTAAAGCAAGCTTGTTCGGTGTAAGTTTTACCTCGCCAGCAACTTTTTGCGCCTTGGCCAATGCAGCGGTGCGCTTTTCTTGCGCTTTGGCGTTAGCCTCTGCTTCAACCGTATTGGTTGCCAAACCCTCTGAGTACACTCTTCCAGCTTCAGTAGTCTCATAAAGGGCGCCCGCTAGACCATTTAAGGGCTTAGCGCTTGTTTCATACATACTGCCAATCGCAGTCGTCACACTTTTAAACTCAGTGATAATATCAGCGCCCAGATCCATGTTTATAGCGATATATCGGCTAGCGCCATCACGCAATGCTTTAGCTTTATTGACCAATCCATCAGCATCAAAGAAATTGCTTGTTGTGATGCCAATGTTGGCGACTTGCTCAGCGAATGCTTGCACCAATCGTACAATCAATTTAATACCGCCAGCTACGCCTACGATTCCAGCAGCCGTTGTTTTAGCGATCAGTCCGATAGACTCCATGGTTGTACCAAACTGACCGCCTTTGGTTTTACCGTCCACAAAGTAACCCATCAAGTTATTCAGAACTGGCATCATCTGCACAGCCAATTGTGTTTTAAAGCCGTCAAACTGGGTTGTTACCGCTTGCGTTTGTGCTGTTAGACGCCTTGACTGTTCAATAGCAGCCTCTGTCTTGATAACACCTGCAGCCTCTAGCTCTTCACCATATTTATTAAGTATGTCGCCGCCATCAGCAAACAACGGCATTAGATTCCCCAAATCACCTGCTAAGCTTTCAAAGACAAACCGCTGCTCTTGTGATGTCGCCCCCAGAGCGTCCATCTTGTCTTTAACTAATTGGATCGCTTCTGCGCCGTCTTTGCCTTGTAAGGTTTTTCCAAGATTTCGAATCTCTTCGTCGGTCATCTTTGTGTTGTTTTGCAATGCTTCAAAGAAGTCAGCTGCTCCACCACCGCCAGTAGCTGAAAACTCGCCTAGTTTTTCCTGCACGTCCCCAAGTATTCCTGCAAGAGCATCTTGTTCCACTCCTAATTGGGCAGCGCCATAGCTTAAGACCTGAAAGCCTTTTAAGCTTGTATTGGCAGTATTTGCCATTATGCTTAGTTGCGCGTCAGCCTTAGCAGATTCTACTGTAAAAGCTACCAGCGAAGCGCCAGCCGCAGCAATACCCGTTGCCGCCATCGCTCCAAATGCTAACGCTGCTTTACCGAGGTTTTTAGTAACTGAGTCATTTATGTTATTAGTGGCATCGCGCGCTTCACGTTCTGCTTGCGATAAGCCTTCAGTGAATTCACTTAGGCGCACCGCCAAGTCAAGAGTTAGCGTACCTAGTGAGCTGCTTGCCATAACGGTAGATCCTTATTTTAGGTAATAAAAAACCCCAATCATTTCTGACTGGGGTTTCTTTGAATAACTTTAATCAGTTTGCCGAACGAATAGAATAAATATCCGTCAATTCATGCACTTTAAATAACTATCGGCGCCATAATCTATTATCGCCTGCTCTTTTTCTATCTCGGTGCCGCCAACTGGCATAGAATAAGCATCTACAATAAGAGAGGTCGTTTCTATATAAGTTTCTTCAATTTCGGATTTTCGATACCTTTCATTAAAGATACGTTGCTCATACTCTTCTTGGTTCAGAGTAAGAATCTCCTTAAGAGGTAAGTTTTCCTGACGAGAACTCATGATAGTTGAAGCATATTCAGCCGACTCACGACATTCTTTGCGCTTTTTTAGTAAATAGTTTCCAGAGTAAGAATTAAACTTTTTCAATTCACATGTAGTGCTGCTATCAATCCCAAATATTTCTGCTTCATATGCCTGAGAATGAGGAAAAGTACGAACTGGCTTCATCATAGCTTCAGTATTCAACGCATACATGTATGAACCGGCATCAACTAAAGGGCTAAAATCTTTTTCATACTTAGTGCTATTTTCCATCATTTCTTTGAATGATGCACCATGTTGCCAGTTCATCATAATATCTTCTGCAATAACACCAATTTTCTCACAGTTAATGTTTTCAAAGCTTTTGTATTCTAATCCTGCATACGCAATACTACTTAAACACAGCAAACCAAGAACCATGAGTCTTTTCATACTCTACCGCCACAGTTAAAAGAAAGTAAACTATAACCTATGAGTAATGTCCGAGCAACTAACTATCAATCTGTTCCTCAAAACCAACCTCAATATCATCTTCATGCGGCATAAACTCAAGCGGGCTTACCCACTCCTCGCCTGCAAGCCCTTTATTGATACTCATCGCGATGATGTTTGCCGAAGCCTGCTCGACACGCCTGCCAGTGTTTAGGCTGCCTCGTCTGTGACGGTACTCAGCCCATTGGTTTATCTCAAGCATGGTTAGATTGTTTTTAACCTGGTGAATTGTATTGCCGCCGATGCCTGCCAGCGCAAGCTCAAAAAGCAATTCACGCTCGCCCGCTATGAATCCTTTTTTCTCTTGGTCTGCATCGCCTTTTTTATGTTATCGGTATCCCATACTTTATCGAAAATAGCAGAAGCTAGTGTTTGTACAAAACTATCTTCTACTTGCTTTTTGGTAAACATTACCTTATTTTTATCATCGACTAGCGCCTTACTGATCCAGTCTGATGCCACGCTTTCGCCATCATGCATACGCTTTAATAGCAACTCAGTTTCAAAGAATGGCAGTTGCTTGATGCGAATATCGACGCTACACTCTTCACCGTTATGCCAAAAAATTACTTTTTCATCGCGCACTTGTGAGACAAGGCTGCCTGATTTAATATCTGATAACTGGAACTCTTTCATATTTAAAACTCCAAATAAATAAACCCCTTCAATTAGGGGCTTATTGTTGATTTTCTTTAGTGTTGGTTTTCTTTATTTAGTGGCCTACGGCGTAGTCTTGTATGCCGTTATAGCTCGAGACTGACGCTTCATCGAAACAGTATTCTTAACCAATGAATCGGCATCGAAGGTAGGCGCGCTATTTTTCAGTAGGGCTGTGAACGAGGTCCAAGTCCGACCTTCAGGCAGTGTTACTACGCCGGTCAAATCTTCCATGGTTGGTACTACCTTACCGTCAGACCAGCCGACAAATACTTCTACGCCTTCACGATCATCAGCAAGCTGCAGTAAAGTGATATGAGTAGCGTTTTCGGGATCGGTATTAATCGTGATAGACCCTTCACCCGGTGTATTCAGTCCATAAGTCGACGTTGCTGAATCCTCTTCCTCCAAGCAAGTGTCAGGGATGTCGGTTGGACTATCATCACCCAATACAATGCCAGTAATACATGCCATCTTAGTTAGTATCGCTGCACCAGCTTCACCGTGCTTAATCCAAACACTCGTGCCTTGAGCGAGTACACCTTTTTTAATCTTAGCCATAATGTTATTCCTGTTAGTAGTGTGTTTTCTTAACGCTCTAAGATCCAATTTGCATCGAATCCACGACCATAAAGTTTTGCCTTGCTGTCATATAGACTGATAGATGGATTTGATACCCAAGATTCTTTTTCGAGCGCAGCTCGACAAGCATCGCGTAACTCATAAGCGGTCTTTGCATCTGTTGCGTAGACCATCAACTGATACTGCGTGTCGTCAAAATTTGCAGGCTCATCCAAATGATTGTTTGCGTGCCCTGAGATTGTTTGCCAGACAATGTATGGCGTTGTTGTGCCTGGCGGTGCAATATCTTCAAACGCTTTACTTTCAACATTAATGAGTGCCGCTAAGGAAGCATCTGCCTTAAGAGTTCGGTATATTGGTAAAAAACTCATAGCTTGGCAATCTCCTTGTCCAGCTCTTCTGAGAATGAGCGTTTGAACTCAGCTTGTACTGCATCTATATTGTTATTTAATGCCGGTCGCAAGAACGGGGTTGCTGACTGATGCGCCGTACCAAATTCAGGGAAACGCCAGTACCAAGTATCGCCGCCGGGGTTTTTCTTATCTCCTTGGGTTTGATACCTGCGACCTACTCGGCCCGCCCGCCTATTGTCTGCATTGGTGCCATACTGTTTAGCGCCTCCTTTGACACCAACCCTCATCATCACATTATCAACACCTTTGGTTTTGCCAGCCTTGGTAATAATGTTTTTCCAAATCCTCTCAGGGCTGTCTTTGTCATCGAGTGCTTTGGCGTTGAGCACAGCCGCTTTTTTGACGATGTTCATTGCTTTACGTGAAGATCGTGTAGCAGCATTCTTAGCCTTACGTTGGTTGCCAAGCTGACGTAGCTTTGCTTGAACCTCATCGAGTCCGGTTATTTCGTTTGCCATAGCCTAGTCCTTGAATGCTTCGACCCCAGCGCTTAGGTTGAAAGTAGTATGTTCCACTCCCGTGTCGTTATCATCCAAGCCTTGTGAGTCAATGGCGAAGATACGCCCCTTCCAAATAACACGCATAGTCGTATCGATGTCAGTGCGATAACGCACTTTCATACGTGCGGTTACTTCTGAATCCGCAGCTTGAGCGCTTAACAAGTCTTTGGTAGATAGCGGTGTAATCTTTGCCCAAAGCTTAATGTATTCGGTCCATTGCGATGGCAATTCATAACCATCATCATCACGACCACCTTTTATATACTCTTGGATAATCACTCTATGGCGTAGCTCGCCAGCATTTACTGCCATATCATCCGTCCATATCTAAAAAGGTAGAGCCTGTCTGCTCATTGTCGTCTTGCTGTTCGACAAGCTCGTTTAATATCTCATCGTGTTGATCAAGCAATCGTAATATCACTCGCTCTTTTTCAGCCGATTGCTCAATCAGTACGTTATTTTGTTCGACCAGTTTGGTCACCAGCGTTATTAAGCTTGGCAATAAGTTGCTTTGCTCGTTTTCTGGCTTCTTCGGTTCTTTGTTTAATCCACTCACGGCGGGCCTCGCATCCTTTACAAGCCATTGTTGTCAATCCCCTACGTTATCTTTAGGATCGTCTTTGATTGATACGACTTTTGGTTTTGTTGTTTTAGGCTTTGCGTCTGCAGGGTCTAGAGTTTTGACGGCAAGCACATCACCTTTTTTTAATAACTTATGACCTTCATTTTGGCTGACAGAAACAGTCTCGCCCTTTTGCACAATGGTTCTGCCAATCATCATGCGTTTTAAAGTAAGTACATACATAATCAGTTCCTTATAAACATCTTTTAGATAGCAGTTGGTTTGCGATACGGCCATAGCAAAGTCCGTACAGGAGCAGGTAAATAATTACCATCGCTAGGCATGTCTTTATCCATGTTGCGGTGGTAGTCGTAATAACCGACTAGCAGCAGGGCTGCGACCTTGATATCAGGGGTGGTATCTGGCGTGACCTTATCTGTTATGTATCGATTGATAGCAGCCTCAGCAGCAGCAATATAAGCTACTAGCATTGGGTCATTACTATCATCGTCATAACGAAGGTGATGCTTTGCCTCTTCAAGCGTTACCCAAACCATCATCTTCTCCTTGTTTTGGTTCTTCATTTGTTGGAGCAGGTGTTTTGGCGAACGGATCAGCACTACTATCGCGCTTGGCGATAGCAGCAAGGCTAAAGTTCTGCTGCTGAATCATTGGACTTTCACCGCCTGATACCGCTGCATAGCCAAGCTCAGCGCGCGCTTCATTGGGCGATAGTATGGCGGCACCAATACCTTCTTTAAGGAATGACATCTGACTGTTTGAATCCATACGCAGTAGGGCTTTTAAATCAAACTCAACTTCAACACCGCCTTCTAAGTCCAAGTGCTGATTGAGTAATGTCTCAATGGACTCTATGTAGTGCTGTAGGCAGTCGCTATAGTAGATATCGTTATGGTCGCTGACCTTGCCGCTGGGCAATGGTGCAAGCCCAATCTTGAATGCGGGAACGCTAAACGCCGTACAGATAATTTCACCTGACATCTTCAGCTGCTCAACCAATTGCGCGTCATTGGCGGCGACTGATATTGGCACGTAATTCATGCCATCACCCATTACCGCTGTGCCACCGTTACCTTTTCCTGAATAGTTTTTTTGCCAGTTTTCTTTTAATTCTTTGCTGGTCTGTTCAGTAATCGCCCCCGGCGCAACCAATATTCCAGATGGTCGTGAGGCGTTCGCAAAAAATGCTTGGGCATTGCGTTGAATGCTGATGCCTTGACTGGCAGACAACGCACAAGCAACGATAGGTGATAGGCCAACCAACGGGTGGTAGAAGCAGTTAAAGCGGTCATGAATAATCTCAGACGCAGGAAGCACAACATCCTCATCTAAATCAAACAAACGATCCTTACGGACTTGATAAAACACATTGCCGTTTGGGTCGACCAATGGCTTGGTGCGTTCAGGATTAAGTATCTGTAACTTCCATACTTCGCCATAGATATTCCGGACTTTCCATACATACGTGTTGCCTGATGTGGCTTTACTGGTTGCCCACGCTTCGGCAAATTGCTGCCAGTTTTGAAAGTCGTTAGGCTTGGCTAGTAAAGTATTGATGCAGCTGGTACAGACCTGACTGACGCCCTCAACCTTTCTTTTAGTCTTGATTTTGAGCTTACCAATATCTCGGGTAATCAATGACACACAAGCAAACACGGCATGATGGCGCATCTGGTCGTTCTTGCTGACTTCAATCTCTTCGTTGCGTTGCCATGCGCCGGTAAACGGATCATGTATGGTATGCCAAACATCACCGCCATTAACTGGTTGGGCGGTGCTTGCAGATTTTTTGCCGGTGAACCAATCAAGCATGCCCATAATTATTACTCGCTATCAGTTTTAGTAGTTGCTTTAGCCTTTGATTTGGTTTTAGGCTTTGGCTCAGTTGATGGTTTAGTTTCGATACCGTCATCGACGATAGCAAATCCAGTCAATACTAAGACGTTGCCTTCAAATTCAGTGACTTCATCTAGCATTCCTGCAGGACCGTTAGGTGCGTCTTGGATATATTTAATTCTCATAATGACCTCTTATTTTTTTAGGAGTAGATACGGATAGCGAAGGAAGGGCACTACCAATACCTACTCATAAAAAAACCTCAACAATATGTTGAGGTTTTGGTCAATTTCAAACTATATCAATTTATCTTTATGGGATTACATTGGTGTAATTAATATAAGCAGCTGCAGTTACGCGACGTTTCGCCCAAGTGATATGACGTTCAGCACGAATGGCCGTCATGTTTTGTTGCCACAGATTTACTAGTACTTGCTCAGCGTCAGTGCCCATATTAATAGTTGCTTGATCACTAAATGCAATTTCAACCGCGCCATCGTCAGCAAGATAAAGCTCAGATGGTTTGATTAAAGCGATGACATCAGCGGCGGTCTCAGATTCAATGACTGGTAAGCCTTTGAGTGTTTTCTCGCCAAATGGCGCGTCCATACCGCGATAGTATGGATTACCTAGCGCATCGGTCAGCTCGCTCATGTCACTGGCACGGGTTTCGCTCATGACGTAATAAGCGCCTTTTAAAGACAGGCTATTACTAATAAATGCCGCACGTAAAGCTGCAAGATCGGCTCTATAGTTATTGACAGCGGTGCCCGTGTGGTCGATTTTGGTAGCGCCGTTGAGTACACCGGCAGGGCGCTTGGTGGTTTGTGCACCGGTATCAATAAACGTGTTATCAATAAGTGCAGCACATGCCTCAATCATATCGTCACGTAGCATTTGGTCAGTGCCTGGTGAAGATAGTTTAAGTAAGTCATCAGTACGCACGACAATACCGGCCAATTTATGATGCTTAATTTCGACTGTATTGAATGTCGGATTGGTCGCGGGCTTTGCTTCGCCTTCACCAACCCAAGCAGCAATACCGCCAGTCGCCATGCCTGGAATTGTGGCATTAAACGGGGCGGCGCGCATCTGTGATGATAATTTATCAACAATGGTCTCAGCGCGTAGCATTTCGATAAACTCATTGGCGAGCTGATTTTCTACAATCAACGCGCTTGAGTTAGAGGTATCGAGTACGACTGCTTTTTCAAGTGCTTGAATAACGCGTGGGTCCATACCTTGATGCTTGGCAATGTCGAGTGGATTGACATAGTTGCCGTTCTTTTGTTGTAACACTGCCAAGGCTTTGGCTTTGGTTAGCTGAGCAAAGCCGATGCCTTTTTTAGCATGGTTAGGCTTGACAGTCGTGACGCCTTTAGCAGATTTTACAGGGTCAGTGGCGCCTTTTGCACTTTCTTCAGCTTCTTCTTCGCTTTCACCCGCCACTGGTGTGGCGTCAGTGATTGCAGTTTTTGCATCATCAATGAAGCCTTCAACTCGTGCTAAATTGGTTTTAAGGCGTTCAATTTCAGCTTCTAGTACAGCGATTTCATCTTCTTCACCGTCGTCAGCTGTGCGACCATCATCAGCGGCTTTGGTCATGATGCCTTGAATCTTGCCTTTTTTAGATTTGATGGTTGCAAGGATTTGCGCGCGTTGTTTTTCCCACATAGGTCATTCTCCGGATAGTAAGCGTATGCTGCCCTGATTAGGGTCAACTAAGGTGATGATTCGAGATTGTTTTAAATTTGGAACGCTGGTGCTGCTTGGGGCTTTTGTTTGCGGCTCAGTTGCCGATGGCTCGGTCTTCACTTTTGAAGATGGGGTTGTATGATTTTGAGCATCCGAAAAGGCTTGTTTGATTTTTTTAACACTGGTAATCACTGCGTCAGGGTTAGCAGGGACGGTCACAGCAGAAAGCTCATACCATTCCCACTCTTTAATATGCAGACCCCAGCTGTCTTCGAGATAGTTGTATTCAAGCGGTCTAAAACCAATGGATAGACACTTGACCAAGCCGGACTTAATGGACTGCCACGCCTCGTCAGTGCGATTCTTGAGAGTGCCCTCCTCTAAGATTTTGACAATAGTGGCAGTGATCTCAATGCCTTCTTCTGTGACGATTGCATCAGTAACTTCGCCAATCGGTTGATTGCAGTTGTGCTGCCAAAGTAAAGGAATGGGCAAAGCGAATTTAGCGCCGACCATATCTAAAATGTCATTATCACGGTCCTGCTTCGGCGTCGATGCGATGCCTGTGATAGTGCGCGTCTCTTCGTCTTCGGTTATCGCTTTAACCTTTAGTACGCTATAAGCTTTAGTCATAAGGTTTCTCGTTATAAAATTTGGGCAAAATAAAACCGCCTTTATTGGCGGTCTTGACTATTTATGAGGATGTTGTGGCTTTGGCGGAGTAGGTCGTGAGTAGCCAGAACATTCACAAGAGCCACAAAATATAGCCCTTAGAATTCTGATTAACATAGTTGGTCCTTAAACAAAAAACATTGTGGGAACGTCTGATTTAGGAACTTCAGGGTTTTCGCTCATCAGTGCGACTGCGTTTAGCATGCCAATAACTGGGTCAATCTTGGCGGTACCACTCTCAGCTTTTGATAGCATCGTCCCGCTACCTCTGACGACTGTGCGGCAATTACCAACCGCCCACGCCATAATGTTTTGACTAGCGTGCAGCATATCTTTACGCGCAATCTTATTCTCAGCGGTCTTAATATAGCCTGACATCTTAAAGCCCTGCGTCACACCTATCAGCATCTCACTTGGTATGCCAATCATAACGAGCTCATCAATCAGCGCCCCAATACCTAGTGGATCAAGTCCAATCTTATTAAGTTTGCCACTGTCAAAGACCTGCTTAGCAATATTGGCGAGCTCATCTGTTTCATCGCCAATGTTTTTGACAATAGATAAGTCGCCTTGCTTCTCAAAATCACGCAGCGTATCAGAGATAGATTTACGGCGCTCCAATGCTATCTCATGGCACCATGCACGGGTCCATACCCACCACGGCTTAACCTGTATCTTTTGCTTGCTGACTTTATCTTCATACTCACGGATAACCGTTGGCAGACGGCCAATAACTGCCATTCCTAACAAATCGTCAAGCCCGCCGCCATCAATGCCCATGGTGATGATTTCTGACGCCTCTATAAGCTGCTCTAAAGTAAATGGGGTTGGTGCTGCTGCTTTTTCCCAAAACTCACTGGCAGCCCATCTATTAGCCCTCATTGATACACCGATTTGAACGTTCAAATGTTTTGCAGTGAAATCCTGCAATTCTTCTTTGCCTTCGTCAGCCGCTTTCTTAAACTCACGCTCAATATACTTCTCATTAACTGAAGCATTCATATTGGGATTGGTGATATACCAATTCTCTTGCTTGAGATAAAGCTCGTCATCTAAATACTTTTGTGGAAACTCGTAAAGCAAGGCTAGAAACTGAGGATCATCAATCTTTCCGTCTCGAACGCCCCTGGCATAATCCAATTTCTGTTTCATCGCGCCTGTTGGTGGTTCATCAGGCATGGTTGTTAGGTAGATAACAAAGCCTTCCGGTCTAGATGCAAGACCACCAGTTGCCTCACGTAGCATTGAGCCAGCATTAGCTCGTTTGCCAAACAGCCACAACTCATCGACCAATATATAAGACGCCTTAATACCTGCCAGCGCCTCTGATTCAGCAGCAATAACCTTTAGTTTTGCGTTTGTACCTAAGTGAGTAATGGTGCGAGTATGCTCTGACACGTTAAACATAGCTGACAATTCAGGATCAGCGGCTATCATATCTCGAGCTGGATTGAATGAGTTGCTGGCAACCTCTTTGGTTGGTGCAATAATCACTAAATCAGCACTGTGTCTTTCATTTAAGATAAGCGCGGTCATCATAATGCCGGCGGCCAACGTAGACTTAGCGTTCTTCTTCGCAATAAGTAGCATGAACTCGGTAATCATGCGAATGCCGGTTTCAGGATCATACGCACCAAAGATAGATGCCACAAAATCCGATGACCACTTGAGCGACGCTTCGCCCAATGTAGGCTTGCCAATCACATCAACCAAGATAAGACTGTTAAAAACCCTTAATGCAATATCAGCAACTTCTTGATTGAGCGGCGCGCAAGGCAATAATGATTTTTTCTGGACTATGCGCTTCTCCCAATCAGGTAGCGCCGTGGTCCATTTAGTAATCATTTATCGTCGCCCATAAAAAACCGCCCATTAAGGCGGCTTGTTATCTATTATCATTTTAATGGAGTACATTCTTTGATTTATTCGCCCATCGCTTTTATCATTTCTATATTTATGAGCGCCTGATACTCTCTATTGGTCGCGTTATAATCCAAGCACCACTCTACGCTATGTATGCGATACCGCTGCTTATTGAACACCAAGGTGTCGCCAAAGCTTGGAACTTGTGAAAGTATGCGGCGACTAAACCGCTTTACATCGTTTCTGATATAAAAATTAATAGCGTAATGATCTGGGAATATAGGCATGGGAAATCCTTATTGTATTTTGTCTGACTGCTGACCAAGTGTTGCAAACCTGCCACTCTTAGTTGCTTCGATGGCCTGCTCTTTCTCGCCTACTTTTTTACCGGCCGGCGCAATTCTTGCGTACATATATGGCATAAGCGCCTTAGCTGCATCTAATGCAATCTTGGGATCAGGATCGTTGCATAACTCTTTGAGTACACTTATAGGGTCAACGTGTTCTGTTGCTACTTGTACGCGCTCAACGCTTTTCTTCATATCATCAATGTATCGTAATACGGCAGGGTCTTTAGCTAGGCGACTGCCTGCTTGTGGTGCGGTTTTTTCACTATACCCCGCTTCAATCGCTGCTTCTGTTTTTGACATGCCCTTCCCAAGAGCTTCTGCAAACAGCCTCTTCTTAGGGGTGAGTGCCATTTTCGATACTCCATTAAAAAAGCCCTACTAATTAAAGTAAGGCTTTTTGGTTAAGCTGTTAGTTGTATTTGTTCGGTGCTTGCTAATTTTTTTAATAGCTTTTCTATAGGTTTTATTGTGGTAAAGCATTCAGTATGGCCCCCAAACCTTATGTTTGGCTGATATCTATACCTAGCGACAATTTTATGCAGCCTTTTCTCTAAGTCAAAAATATAACCTGCTGTACCTTCTATAATATAAAGACTTCTTACATCATAAGGTATCTTGTTATTACCACAAAACCTTTCTTTTATAGATTTATGAGTTATACCTATTTTTATAAAGCTCTCTGAATTACTGTGCATAGTAACGACATACAACAAAGCTCTTCCACCACTTCTAGCTTTACACATTTTGATATAACTGGATCTACTCCAACCGCAAGACTCGTCTGCACCACATTGCGGACAACCTCGCCCTGCTAAATGTCTCTCTATCCTTTGATTGAATTCACCATGCAGTGCACACGTTATAATAACATTGGTTTTCAGGTCTTTATAAACAACATCCTCGTAACTATATCTACCTGAATGCACATCATTGGCTTTACAGATAAAGCTATCACGCCTAGCTAGTAACGAGTTTATCCTCTCAACACCCTTCTTCTCGTCTAGTTCTTTCCTTTTCTGCTCCATCTTTTCTTTAGCACAATCAAAGCAACCAAATCCTTTCAAATGCGATGACAGCTTGCATGAAAATTGGCCATGTTCACGACATATAATCAAAATATCATCGCTAAGATAGACACTTGCAACCACTAAGCCATAGTCATACTTATTATCGTGCACCTCTTTACAGGCTCTGACGACCCTTCTTGGTGCAATTTTTAATCTATCTTTGGAACAGTCTGGACAACCTTTGCCACGCAAATGCTCCACGCCTTTTTGATAAAACCAACCGTGCTCTTGACAGTGGACACCTACCTTCTCACGAGCTTTAACGTATCGGTCTTTACTATAAGAAAAAAGGTGATTATGTTTCTTACTAGCTCTTTGTTCAAAATCCTCAAAGACCATAACTTGTTTTTTATTATTCTCTACAACTTTCAACTTACCGCATTCTTTGCAGCCATAACCTTGTAGGTGCGACTTAGCGAGCTGCAAAAAATCACCATGCTCAGTGCAGGTAATTTTTATTTTTGTACGGCTGTTTATGTAAATTGAGTTTGAGTAGTCGTAATTATCACCGTGAATGGCGATTGCCTTTTTTATAAAATCTGCTGTAGAATTACGGTCAGTCATCTTGATAGTCCAATATCAGATAGATTAGAAACGCCTCATCTATTGCAAGTAGTTGGGGTGTTTTGCTGTCCATGTACAATATCATTTATTAACATCGATGTTAACAATGTGCTTTTATTTATACTATTTATGACTCATAAATTTTTGTTTAACATATTTGGTACGACAAGTTTTTTTCATAAATGAGGTGGAGTGAGGTGTCCTGAGGGTTGCAGTCGAAAACTAGCAGATAGCCCCCCGGGTATATTATCAATTACAAACTCTCTCTACCTGTTAAACCAACCTTACCTGATTTACTTTCCAAATTCGTTTTCAATCGATGGCATTCAGTGCATAAAATCTGCAAATTACTTTCATTGTCGGTACCACCAACGGCGACATTAACTATATGGTCAAGCTCAAGCTCACCGCCGACGCGCTGGCAAGACTGGCACGTATGCTTATCGCGCATAAGTATCTTGTCTTTCAAGCGGCGCCAAGGTCGACCACCACGGCCATGTCCCCATTTAGACTTTGGCTGATGAGTATCGAGACCCATCTTATCTATCGCGCCCAGTCTTGGCTTTAGTGCTTTGAGTGCCATCGCTTGTTACCTCATATAAAAAATGCCCGGACCATTCAAGGCGGGGCAAACTGGTTAAGATATATCGAAATTCTGACCTATACTATGTCAAGGTAACGCTCTACCAACTGAGACATAGACGCTTATTTTTGGCTCAAAAAAAACCGCCCAAATGGACGGCCTCTTATACGCGTAGTTACTATTACTTCAAAGGACGTGTCCATTATAAAAATCTAGTACCACTGGCACTATTTTACTAAGTACATCTTCAATACTTTCATCCAAATAATAAAACCAGTAAGTTTTATTATTGAGTGTAAAGTTACTCAAGGTAAATTCATTGCCTTCAAAAGTCTTAGTTGCAGTTAGATCAGCAGGTAAAAGCTTTTGGGCCTTAAGAGACTCCGCATCTCTACCAATGAATGCTGCAGCTATGAACTTCGAATCAGAGTTAGAATTAGGATAGCCGTTGTCGCTCAATATAGTTCTAGCATACCTATTTGCTTTTTTATCTAAATTGTTAACTGTTGGCTGACTCTCAATTAACTGAAGAAGTATTTCTAGCGCAACCGATTCTGACTTATTTAATTCATCCATAATAAAACCTTCCTTAACTCGTATTAATTAATCAAGGTAGTTATATGGTGACTTAATATTATTAATCAATTGTTTACTATTATAATTATCAACTTATTTTTAGCGTTCGTTATTGTGTACAAATCTCAATCTTATCTACAAAGCCCTGGGCCCCGACCACACCTCTATTCGCCCTAGCTCGTAAGAAGTTAAGCCAATAAGCTTTGGCGCAGGGCTCTTTCAATTCTTGATGGTAGTCATAGGCTTGTTGGTTAGTTAGCTCGCACATTGCAGCCTGCCAAATCGTAGATGTAAAAAAACCCGTTATGGATAATCACATAACGGGCAAAACGTAGGCATAAAAAAAGACGAGAGCAATTAAGCTATCGTCTTGTATTTATTTGGCTGTACTTACAACTGAAGCCAGTATGACAAATACTACCCCATTCGGGGGCCATGGGTCAAGCAGTATCAATTAGCGAGGATTATTCAGCTGTCTGCGATACTCGCTAACACAGTAATCAGCCTTGCCAACCATATCAAACAAATCATGGGTCATCTGCTTTTGGTAGGTCAGCCATACATTGGTGTATGTACTTGCCTTCACTGCAATGCCTGAGAATCCCAACCGCCCTTTAACTGTATAAATATCCCACAACTCATATAGTTCAAAGTGTAACACCATACGCGCCATCAGCCATGCTAGCTCTGTCAGGCTATGAGTGCATGCCTGCGGTGCGCCGCGGCCGTCTTCCTTGCACCGCCTCATCATGTTAGTTGCCAAACGATAGACCACCTCATCAAAATAGTGTGACCAATCCCAATTAGTATCACTACCCCATAATAATATACTTGCCAGCGCTTTGGCTGGCTCGTCGTCAATCATGGCAATGGCGGCGCAGTGGCCCTCGCATTTAACTTCAGGAGACAATCCGCCATGACCGCCGTTAAGGTTGGCAGTTTTATCACCCATACTATTTTTTAGCCACTCTCCATTGGTTAGCTCTAAGGAAGGACTTCTGCCAAAACTTGTCTTTATTATACCAATCACTTTTTATCTCCTTCTACTTCTGCGCGGACTTCCAAAATGGTTGGCTCTTTGATTTTGATGTTCGTCATCTTAGTGCAATGACTGCACTTGGTTCTTTTGCGATTCTCAAGCTTGCGAGCAAGCAACTTATTGCGGGCTTTCTCTCGAATCAAATCTTCTCGATAAGCATCTAACCTTTCCTTGTACTCATCAAGCCCATCCACATACTCAATCGCTGTAGTGAAAGGGTCTAGTAGCTCAAAACAAACCATGCACCTTATCGTTCTAGTAGCTCTGTCGATATTTATGCGGGCGTGTTCACATGAATTGACAACTTCGTATTCTCTTTTATTGAATTTTATAATCTTCATAAGGAGCCCTTAATCATGTATGTATCAGTATGTTCAAAGTAATGGGCCGTGCCAGCTGCTTCATACCGCCTCCTTTAAAAAACATATCCAATGTGTATTGCTACGCTTACCGCTGCGGTGTCCTACTACTGGCTTTTGGTCTGTCAGTGCCAAAATATCTTTTACTGGAATCTGGTCTTCATTCCATTTAAATATCAGCGTACCGTTGGGCTTGAGCACTCTAAAACATTCTGCAAAACCGTCTCGAATCATAATTGGCCAAGTTTCATCGAGCTTGCCGTACTTGAGTGCCATCCATGAATCCTTGCCAGCTTTACGCAAGTGAGGCGGATCAAACACAACCATGTGAAACTGCTCATCATCAAACTGTAGGTCGGTAAAATCCATCACCATGTCTGGCTCAATAATCAGTTCGCGGCCATCGCATAGTGTGTGCTGCTCACTGCGTTTATCGGTAAACACTGCTCGCTCATCCTTTTTATCAAACCAAAACATTCTGCTGCCACAACATGGGTCTAGTATCGCCTTCATACCGCCACCCTCCGCAACTCCGCCAGCTGTTTGTTAATCTTCCTATCTACCTCACTACCAGGCTTTACCACGGTGCGCTCATACTCAACTTGATGTGACTTAGGGATAACGAACGTAGACCCATTCTGATGCTCACTGATCACTTGCTCATACACACTCGTGAATGTCTTCAGAAAATACTCATTAGCATTTTTAAGCTTCCCCCAGCCGATACGGTTTGCTGTTTCTAAGACCACTGCATGCAGCCACTGGCGTTTAACATACTTGTCCTCAATCAATCCGCATTGATTGCATGCGTTGTCAAAAGCTGCATGTGCTGATGGATATTCACTGGCTTTCGGTGCTCGTGCTAGTGCCAAAAATTCTTTGGCATTACTTGGTACCCAATCTTCATCAAACGATAATTCACTAGCCTTATTAAATTCAGTTTGGGTAATGGCTTTCATGGTTAAGTACCGAGCCCAAACTAAAACCATATCGAAGGACCAGTCGAAATCATCTTCACGGGTTTTCATCTTGTTTTTAAACCATGCTTTCCACTGCTTAAAAAGTACCCTCAAAGCTTCCGTCAGCTGCTTGCTGGGCGATTGCTGATTGCTCTGCATAGTATCGTTCTGCATCTGCATCGAGTTTGGCTGCATAGCCTGCTGTGGTGCTAGTGTCGAATTGCTGATGCTGACTGTTAGCTGATTGATTGTTCGCATGATTATTCCCCTGATAACTTATTGGATTTGACTGGTGGTAGCGAGATATTGCTTCATCGCATCGTTGGTCACTGCTGATTGCGTTCTTAATCAATACTTGACTATTTTTCTGATGCCATGAACTTTGGATCACACTAAGCATTGCTAACTTAATTTCATCTGAAGAAAACTTTTTAAGTCTCGCTTTTACTTTGTCTAACCAAACATTAGGTTTAACGTCTGCTGATTTATTTTTACCGTGATTGTTATTCCAATAATCAATTAGGGATTTTGCTTGTTCGGTTAATACATCAACCTTTTTAGACTTACCGTTTTCAACCTCATCACTATTATTAGTATTCTTATGTAATAGTTCTTGTGTAATAGTTCTTATGTAGTGGTCAGATTGACCATGCTCGTTAGACAGATTGACCACCCCTTTGGACAAATTGACCATGCTTTGGGACAAATTGACCATGCTTTCATTTTCTAAGGGTGGTCTATTTGACCACTCTTGCTCACCTACTAGCTCTTTGATCCTTGATATATTTAGTGAGAATTTATGCATATTATTAAAGCCTGGTGACATAGTTATCACGCCTAAATCAGCTAGTTTTTCTACTGATCTGCGTATTGTCTTTAGACTTAATCCAGTTCCATATCGCTTATCGTTAGCAAATTGTGAGTAAGCAATCGTGTCCTCATTACGATCCCAACCACCAGTTTTGCACCAAATAAATTGAAAACAGGCGTAGACACTTCCGTTTTTTAGAACCTTTTGCATCTGAAAAATTATATTTGGCACTCTTGTGAAATCATTATTTAGTAGCTCTTGTCTTTCGCCATCAATCATACCGTTAGCGCATTTATGCCGCTTCGATTGGTATAAGCCGTCACCTTCATTTTTTTGTTTGTCGTCGCTCATTACTCAGCCCTCCATCGATTAGCGGGCCATAAGCTTTTTGATTTATCGCATTTAGTTGCTTGAACGGATGTTATATCGCAAACAGTTATGCTATTATCTTCGTTGTGGTTATTAACCACTGACATGAATGATGTCGCTAATCCTTGCTGTGGAGTTAGCAACAAAGTATTTATCAGTTCCAAGAAGCCTGAGCGAATCGCTCGGGCTTTTTTGTAGCTGTTACTTTTACGCGGTGTGGTAGTCATCACTCCCTCCATGCTTACGGCTTTGTTTGGAAGGCTTACGCGAAGATTGGTACTTCGTGTAGTGATTTTTGCGCTTAGCGCGTCGACGGCTCTGCTTCGGTGGTGGGTAACTGTTTTTCATAGTTACACTCCTACGCTGGCAGGGCTGACAGACGATATGGTGTTATTAACCGACTCCAAAGTGTGGTATAAAATATCGGCCCATGCGGTGGTAGAATCGTGTGATAAGCGTGCCAGCGCAATGGCTTGACGTGGGTTTGTCTTTTCTTGATAAATCATATTTAACAGAAGACCCACATCATGCAATGCTTGGCTTGCACCATCCATTTCACTAGCGATGCTTTTCAGCGTTTCGACTGGCATGGTGATATCATTAGTTTTGGCGGTAGTTTTTTGTGGCGGAGCGCCGTGGTATAGCGTGGCTATCGCTTGGCGGTTTGCTAGAGTGTTATGAAACAAAGAAGGGGTGGTGTCGTGGCGGCTGACCTTGCCATCAGATCTATAATGGTATGTCTTGCTGTTAGTAGTGAAACAGAGACAACCATTCTCTTCGTCATTGAATAGTCTGTAAAGTTCATTACCTACAGACGGGCACAACACAATATCACCAGCATCAAAGGTTATTTGACTGGCTATTGAAGCAATAGATTTAGGAGCAGCGTTGCTTTTAGAGGTTTTGTTTGAAACAGTGGTGTTTGAATTACCCATGTTGGATAGTCCCTAGTAATTTAGTTAGTTTGTAGTCACCCATAAAAAAAGGGCGACGGGTCTTAACTACCGTTACTAGACGGTTGAGCTTATTCCCCCAGAAGGGTCTTGTATTAGGCTCTATCAACCCGTCATAGATGTTCGCACTTTCGACAGTGCTATATTTATGACGTGCCTGCAATGCAGACGTATTCTTATTTATGCCGTTGGTAAATCGCTGGTAGTTAGTCAGGCAGATTTTAGGCACAAAAATAGCCAAGGAATGACGGTTTGGCTTAACCGCTAGTAATTTAGTAGTAGGGCTATAGTAACGCTTGTTATCATGACTTGTAAAGCATTGTTTTTTACAATCTCTAAAATTAAATAAGTGGGTAATCACCCCTGTTACATCATTTTTTTTATTCATCATTATTGGCAGATATTTAGCAAAAACCTTTGCTTTAGGTAACATATTTATATTGCCGCTAATAAAACTCGAATTCGTATCATTTACGCTCGAATTCCACACATTTACACTCGAATTCGTGTGATTTACGCTCGAATTATTACCACTAAGGGGTTTTAGGTTGGTTTTGTTGTTATTGGTCATTTCTTACGTCCTCCACGTTAAAAGTGCTTAATAGAATGTCGGTGTCATCGTTTGACAGACACACATCTTCGCCCGTTCCGCGAACATCGGTAGGCGTAACCTTACCGTTCACGTACCGGGCACGCTCTTCCTCCTCTAACCAATAGAGATTAAATCGTTTACCATTTTTGACAGTGGACTTACTTTGTATTTCCATGCCAGCTTTTCGTAGGTCATGTACGCGCTGCGCAAGGCACATTATTTGATAGCGCTCGTAAGACTCCAATTTTGATATTGTTGCCCCGGTAATAAGGTGTGCTTTGATAGTGTCTGTTTGTGTTGCTGTTAATGTCTGCTGTGGAGTAATCATCGCTATGCTCCTGCTGTTTCTATCGATTGACCTTCGAGCCATGCAATCACTTCACTATTACGCCAAGCCGTCATAGTGGGCGATAACTTAACAGGCGCTGGAAAACGTCCATCTTTCGACCATTCGAACAGCGTAGTTTTACTGAAAGGCACAAATGGTAACAGCTGGCTTGCTCGGCTCATTCCCTGAGGAGGTAAATGGTTAATAATGCTTTTACGTGGCTCTTGTTCAGCGCTATCTTCACCATAAGAAGTGAAAGGGATAACCGGCGTGTCTGTGATAGTCATGTTTATAACTCCGTATCGGTGGGTTACGTGCCGCAACGTGGTGTGGCGGCTTACATGTTTATGCTAATACTAGAGGTATAGTGGTAGGCAATAGTGGCGGCTTAAAGTAATACCGTTGGCGTAGGGTGGCACCCAGCTCAAATAGCACCCTAATTAGTACGCCAATTCATCCCAAATAGGATGCTATTTTTGTATGAGTTGAATTTTTGACAATAAAAAAGGCGAGCATTTAAGCTCACCTTTCTTTTGGGTTTGTAACGACAGATATTGCGATAATAATCTTGGTCGCACTTGAAATATGGCCAAGATATAAGGCTTCATGCTGCAAGGGATAGATGTCCCCAGATTTGGGAATATCTAAATCCTATAGCATACTTTAGGGTGGCAGCTTAAGGTGCCACCTTATACCCTCAACCCTGAAGATAATTAAATAGATGTACTCAAACTTGAGTACATCTAAACAGATCCCAAGTTTGGGTGCATCTAAATCCTATAGCATACTTTAGGGTGGCGGCTTAAGGTGCCACCTCGTTTAATCAATCATTTTATCGTTATAAAGGATATCAACATCTCTTAAAGTAGCAATAAGGTCAGTCGAGGTCTTTTTACTATTTAAAGGAGTTAATATTGATCTAATTCTGCTTCTTAACTTACCATCCTTTAAATTTAACTCTCCAGTTATTCGATCAAACTTACGAGTATTAAATCGTGTAATATCTTCTGTATCACTAGCTTTGTAATACCTTTTCCAAACTTCGATCACTAAATGTAACTCAGGCGGATATTGATTTTCATCCATTGACTTCCAATTGTATAGTTGCCAATCGCCATCCTGACTTAATGTCTCGATATCACTAAACCCTTTTATTACGGTCTCAAGCTCTTCTATTTTAGATTTATGTTTTATGCTTTCAGCTTCCCAATGCTGTCTTAGCTCCTCACTATTATCTTGTTTGTGCTGCTCAATCTTATCAAAAAGACCTTTGTTCTGCCTTTCAAGCTCTTCATACTTCAACCTAAGATCTTCATAATCTGCAGTCATCTTTTTAAGTTTTCCAATGGTTTGATCACTAACTTCATCGTCATATTTTAGCTGGTTAGTACTCACATCTTCATTAGTACGTATTTCGGTATCTTCTATTTCAATAGCTTTAGAGTCCGAACCAATCAGATAGCCCACATCTGAATACTTAAAGTAAAAGCCTTTGAATGGCTCCCTATCTGATGTTACTGTACCTGTTTGATCATTATCAAGAACACCGTAAAAAGCCCGTAATATCTCGGTAGGATTTTTGTATTTATCCGATTGAGAAACTAATGAATACACTGTCCCTTCTAGTTTATATAAACCAATATCATTTAGCGGGATACTCTCAAGTATCCCCTCAATGGCAACCCTTAATGGATTTCCTGCTCCAAAGCTTCCACCTTTTTTAAAGTCACTACCTTTGCTCAAACTGTTTACAAAATCATTTACAGCAATATATTTTCTACGCCTATCTTCCATCTTTTTATTAGTAATGTCTTCTATTTCTTTATTTTCAAAACTGGGCTTTGCTTCTGATAGGTCAAAGCTTTCTATATCAAAGCTCACGCCTAAAATGTCTATTAAATCCTTACTGAAGAACTTAGTTTTGTCCACATAAGCGCTGCGGAAAAACTTATCTTCGCGCAAGTTATAGTAATTTTTAATGTCACCACAATAATAATCTATTGCTATTAGAAATTCACCACCTGGGTAATACCCGCCATAACCGTTGTCACGGAATAACTCTATTCCTTCAAGCCATTTCTCATAAACTGGCGTGGAAGTACAATGAAAAAACCGCACTACATCTTCTTCACTATCATTAGTAATATTAGCAACAATAGTTATAGCTTTAGATAGCTTTATAAAATTTTTCTTATCTTGCTGTATAGCTTTAGCCAATAGTCCCATGGTCCACACCCCTACACCCTTTTATTAAAATAGGAGCAAGGCAGTGACAGTTTAAGGGTGTGAATATCTGTCGTTCGGGGGATCAGCCCTAGCCTTGCAAAGTTTTTAGCTGAGCATCAGCCCAGCTTTTGGCATATGCTCTTTAGGTTTTTAATAAACTCTTGAGTATCTAAAAAGTAATTCGGATAAGCTTTTTTAATGTCCTTCAGGTTACCCGCCGCTATTAGCACCACTTCTATATTTGGCTTGTCTTGCGTTGCAATCTCACGCATTTTATAGAAATCTTCGGCAAGCTCTAACTGTAATTTGGTAAAAGCGACAAGGCTAACCGCGGGATGGTCGCCGCTAGTGTTTAACTCCATGACGTGATATTCATCAGTTTTATCACTCACATTATCAATATGTTTAGCAGTGATGATTAAGCCTGTTAGCTTGGCATATATCTGTAGTTCTTTCTCTAATGCCATCAGCTCAGCAACCCAGGTGCTAGGTTCGTCTTGGCTAAACACATCAATTACGGGCTTTTTCTCATGGTGGGCAAACAATACACTAGCCAATTTAAAGAAGCGTTTAAACTCTTCTGCTCCTTCGCCTGTCTTGAATGATGACTTCTCCACCAGTCCTAGTGTTTCAACCGCTGTTGCCCATGAATGTTGTAGCTTAGTTCTAATCTGCAGCTCAATGAATAAGCCGTTCAGTTCGGGTGCTATAGTGCTTTTATACTTAAAGACTTGATGCAAACTTCTATAACCGTCATCTTTTGGCCTTTCAATGTAGTCATCTGCAGGTAGTAGCGGCTCATGGTCGAAGCGCGCTTTAGTTTTAATAATATCGTTATGTAATCGATAAACATCATTAACGGTAGGCAACACAATGCGTATGCCGCCGATGTCCTGCATACGTGACAAACTCATAGTTTGAAAGCGGTTAAGTTTACGGATGATTGAAGGCGTGCGCTTTAGACGCTGCGCGATGATGGGCGACTTAAAGCCTAGTTGCTTAACCTTACCGCGCAACATTGCTTGAAAAGTGTTAATAGTATAGCTATGCAAGGCACGCCACTGCGACAACACCGCCATAGCATCGTTAAATTCATCGGTAGTGGCATCTTCTTTAATTAAAACTTTGCCAGCTTTTTTAACCTTTTCGCGGCTTGGTACAACGTGTGTCATTGCTCTGCCCTCGTTAGTTATTATTTTTATATCATAGTCGGTGCAGCATGATACTAACCATGCTTTTGTGTTTGTTGTTTGAAACTAGCATGAATGACGTTATCTAACTTGCCAGCGTAGGCATCATCAATGAAGTTTGCCCATTGGTGCATCATGTCAATTCTGTATGGTAGATGCTGAGCACCGTTATAGGCCGCGCTAATTTTGTTTTCTCTGTCATGTGCTAATTGCAGCTCTATAGCTTCGTGCATAAATTCTTTTTCATGCAAGGTCGTGCTGGCAAGACCGCGGAAACCATGGCCGGTCATTCGACCTTTATACCCCATTCGCCATAAGGCAGTAATGAAAGCGTTTTGACTGTACGGCTTACGTGTTGAGGTATTAAAGAAAACATATTGATCCGAAAAACCCAGCTCTTTGATCTGTTTTAATATTGCCATTGCTTGTGGGGCCAGTGGCACAATGTGCAAACGCCTTGCTTTCATTTTCTCAGCAGGTATGCGCCATAGACCGTGTTTATAGTCAACCTCTGACCACTCCATAAAACGTAGTTCACTGGTACGGACAAACGTGTAGCACATAAACCATAAGCCCAATTTGACCAGTAAATCACCCTCATAGGCGTTAATATCTTGCAGTAGTTTAGGTAGCTGTTGAGAGGTTATACGACTGTGGTGCACTGTTTTACGCGGTTTAATAGCTTCTGCAAGGTCTGTAGCGGGGTTATGCATTGCAAGTCCGTTACGTATGGCATGCTTGAATATTTGACCGACTTCTCTAATAGTGCGTTTGGCCATTTCACCAGCGCCGCGCGCTTCTACTGTCTTACCAATAGCTAAGACATCAGGCGCGGTTATATCATCTATATTTTTATGGCCAATAGAAGGCTTAACATCACGCATGTATGCAGAATAATTACGAGAGAAGGTGCTTTCTGCTAGATAGGTTTTACGTTCGGCATACCAGTCTTGGGCGACTGTATCAAATATCTTCTTGCCGTCTTGGTTAGCCTGCTGCTCTTTCTTATGGTCTTTAGGATTTACGCCGTCTGCTATTAAGCGTTTAATCTCAATATTGCGCTGGCGTGCATTTTGAAGGCTCATTACTGGATAGGTGCCAATAGTAAGAGTTTGCTGCTTACCTTGCCAGCGATAGGCACTGATCCATGATTTAACGCCAGTATAACGAACCCATAACTGCAGTCCGTTACCATCACTGTGCTTATCTGGTCGCTTTGTATCAATAGACGTGCTACTGGGCTGTAGCTTATTGATAGCGGTATGGGTTAAAGGCATGGTCCTATCCTTTGTTGGTATTGTCCATGTTGGTACTGCTCAATACCAACAATAATACCAACATTCTATACGGAACGCCATAGGACGGGATAGAACTTAAAACCTGAAAAACGCCCAAAATAAAGGGCAGACAGTCTATGACGGTCTACCCTATATCGTTGTTTGGTGGAGATGGCGGGAGTTGAACCCGCGTCCGCCAGCATTACGCTCATGAATCTACATGTTTAGTTTCTGTCTTTAGTTTTAGTCCGCACCGATCCGACAGTCAGGATGGATTGGACGATTCTCTACTTTTGAACCCAAGCGATTGAGACAATCCCTTGTGGCGAACCTATATGCGGACGCTTCAACTGGGCTAACCAACTATAGGTAATCGGCAGCGCAGTAAGCAGGGTTTATGCTGCTAGAGCGTAATTTTCGTCGTTTGCGACTATAACAATATATGTTTAATTTACGAGAGGACATATACTCTCGACATGCATCATTGAGTTTCATTACCAGCGTCGAAGCCAGAACATCCCCAATAAGGTCAGTTATTATATAGTAGGTAGTGGGTAGGTTTCAACCTTTATAAACCCTGTATTACATTACGTTACAGCTCCATTATCTAGGCCAAGACGCCATTTAACCATTGACCGATAGCTTGAATCTGCGGCATACAGACCTGATGCGCCATTGGATAAGTATGATAAGCCACATTATAGCCCTTTTCTGATAGCAGCTGCTGTGCCTGCTCGCCTAACACAGCAGGAACCACCGGATCGTGAGTACCATGCTCAATCAAAATTGGCATGTCTTTATTAGCGGTACTATAATCAATATTATCATTGGTTGCCAAGTACGTAGAGAGTGTCATCAAGCCAGCCAAACGCTTTGGATAGCCAAGTGCCACATGATATGCCACTGCCCCGCCCTGCGAAAACCCTGCAATAACAATATGCTCAGGAGCCACGCCGCGCTCAACTTCACGAGCAATTAAATCATTGATTTGTTGAGCAGACTCTTCAATTTGAGCAACATCGATTTTACGCTCAAGGCTCATCTCCAAAATATCGTACCATGCTGGCATGACCATACCACCGTTTACCGTCACGGCACGCTTGGGTGCATGCGGAAAAACAAACCGTACTGCCATATCTTTAGACAATCCAAGTTGCGGTACCACAGGCTCAAAATCGTGACCACTCGCCCCTAAACCATGTAACCAAATAACAGCTCGGTCTACTGTCTTGTTAGCAGGATTGTGCTCAACGATAACAGCGTCTAAATAGTCAGTCATAACGTATCCTTAATATTGTTTGAATGTTCAACAAAACTTAATTGAAAATAAAATATTTTTGTAACAGTCACTGCTTTGTCATCATTTTTTAAAAATTATCAGTTAACTTAATATATGAATCAATGAACGCAATGTTGTACTTATTTTTTTGGCAATTTACCTTAAAAAACGCTAATATATCTGCCAAATTCTAACATCTTTTGACGGCGACGAGATTCTAAATCATTCAAACGCTGCAACCCTTTAATAAAGACAATATAGAGACTCTCATGACTGAGCATACATACACCCTAGAAGAACAACTGGCCATTATTGAGCGCGGCACGCAGGAAGTGTTATCAAAAGACGACTTGGTAGCCAAGCTTAAGCTGAATCGTCCATTGCGCATCAAGGCAGGATTTGATCCCACGGCGCCTGATTTGCATTTGGGTCATACTGTGCTGATTAATAAACTCAAGCATTTTCAGGACTTGGGTCATGAGATTTATTTCTTAATCGGTGATTATACGGCCAAGATTGGTGATCCTTCTGGCAAAAACAGCACGCGTCCGCCATTGACTGATGAGCAAATCAAAGCCAATGCCACGACCTATGCTGAGCAAGTATTCAAAATCTTGGATAAAGAAAAAACTCGCGTGGTCTTTAACTCTGAATGGTTCAATGACATGTCAGCGGCAGATATGATTCAGCTCGCCAGTCAGCAAACCGTTTCGCGTATGCTTGAGCGTGATGATTTCTCCAAGCGCTATGCCGCGCAAACCCCAATCTCTATCCATGAGTTTTTGTATCCGCTCGTACAAGGTTATGACTCTATCGCGCTAAAAGCTGATGTCGAGCTTGGCGGTACTGACCAAACCTTTAACCTATTGATGGGACGTACGCTACAAGGTCGTTATGGTCAAGAGTCACAAGTTTGTATCACCGTACCGATTTTAGAAGGATTGGACGGCGTTAATAAAATGTCTAAGTCTCTAAACAACTATGTGGCTATCTATGATGCACCAGGCACCATGTACCAAAAAATCTTATCTATGCCAGATACGTTAATCCGCCGCTACTTTGAGTTCTTAAGCTTTAAGCCAATGGATGAAGTCGAAGGTTTAATGGCAGAAATGGAAAACGGTCGCAATCCACAAGAAATCAAACGTACCTTAGCCGAAGAGCTCATCGAGCGTTTCCATGATGCTGATGCCGCTGCCAATGCACACAAATCAGCGGGTAATGTGTTGGCTGATGGTGAATTGCCAGTTGATTTACCAGAAGTAATGCTTGATTTAGAAGGTCAAGATGCATTATTTATCACTCAGATATTGAACCAAGCCAAGCTCGCTAAAAACAATTCAGCAGCCAAAGACATGGTCAAACGCGGCGCTGTCAAAGTCGATGGCGAAGTTGTTGATGGTGGCTTTAGTCTAACCTCAGGTCAGACGGTCGTGATTCAAGCTGGCAAGAAAGGCTATGCGAAAGTGACGGTGGGTTAAATTAAAATAACACATTTACAAACTTGAGCTATAAATAAAGATATAATATTGGTGGTGTGTCAGAAAGTATGCTGAAGAAATAAAGGAGGGTGACAGCCAAAGCAAGATGATATATTTGAGGTTATGAAGACACAAATAGATATCAGCTGCCCCGACTGTCACAGTCCCAGTTTAAAGAAAAACGGCAAAAAAAGCTATGGCAAGCAGAACTACCAGTGCAAGGACTGCAAACGTCAATTCATTGGCGACCATGCCTTAACTTATCATGGCTGTCACTCTAAAATAGAAGACATCATACGGCTAATGACGGTGAGAGGTTGCGGTGTTAGAGACATAGCTATTATAGCCTCAGTCAGTATCGGTAAAGTATTGGGCACCA